AAACAACTGTCAAGCATCTGTCTAGAACGGCGTGTCCTTGTGCTTTTCGATGTGATCGAGTATCAGCTGACGAACCTCAGCAACGTGGTTATGTAGATCGCTGAGGCTTTTGCCACCATTAGTATCGGGCTGAATTTGATACGTTGCCTGATCGATGTAGGACTTGATGGGTTTAACAATAACCCATTTGACTAGTATGCCAGCGAGCGTCAGGATTGCGCCGACAGCTGCGGCGACCTGTCCAGCGTTAATGATGTAGTCGGTGTTCATGTCACTTGGCCACTTCGTAAGCCATCTTGAATTCACGGGTCTTGATAGTGGCCTTACCGTTGACAAGTATCTGCACACCTACTGGCTGACCATCGATGGCTTGGAACATCCAGACTTGGCTAATCCACGTTGTGCCATTCTTGTTGAGCGTATAGGTGATGCGACCAGTCTCGTCTGCTTTCGGTGAGCCTGGGTTGCGCACAAACTTGACGACCATCTCACTGGCTGCGCCTAGTCGTGGGGTTTCCACATTGAGGTAATAGGCCCAATTTGCGCCAGCCTTAGAGTTGCCTTTGGGTGTGATCGATAATGCGCCCTCAACCTCTAGCCACGTCCACTTGCTAGGCGTCAGGACTTGTGTGGGCTTCCTGCTCGATGCGTCAGACTTACGACTGACATACTCACTCACGCCTGCAACCAACGCTTCGGATTAACGTGCTTAGTCGGTGACCAGTAACGACCAGACTGAATTTCAAGATGCAGATGGGGGCCAGTGCTACGACCCGTATTACCTGTATGACCAATAAGTTGGCCTTTCTTGATTTTCTGCCCAGCCTTAACGTTGACTTTTGAGAGGTGCATGTATCCAGCCCATAGGCCGGGTGAGCCATCCGAGAATTTTGCATTGTCCACGATGATGTGAGTGCCAAATGCTCGTCCCCATCCTCGATTAGTTCCAGAGCCTTGTGCGCCTGCGTGAACCACAGTGCCGCCCACAGCTGCATACACTGGCGTACCAATTTTGACCGCAAAGTCGACCCCTTTGTGAACGCCCCTGAATTTGGAATATTTGACCCCGTAGCCGAATGTGACTTTGCTATTGACTGGAAACATCTTTAGCCATCCCGTATCGGTCATCCTCTGGGTTAATAGCGTTGATGATCACTGGCAGTGCAGCAATGATGGCTATCTGTGCCACTGGTTCGAGATTGAATGTGTCAATGTTGTCGATGATGTAGACCAGAACAGCACCCATGGCCGCCTTGAAAGCACCGCCTAATGGTGAGTGTGCCAGCCAGTTCCAAAATTGATTAAGCATCTTGCGCCTCCAAGATTTCGCCACAGCCACCGCAGTAGGCCAGTGTTTCGGTTGTATCGTCCCAGTAATAATCGATGCCTTTGTTTGGGCAGTCTTTTGCTATGCATAGGAACTTTATTTTCTTTGCCATAATTATGCAGCCTCGTATGTAAATGACAGCCAGATTTGGTCGCTGTTTGCCCAAGCTACACCGAATGGGATTGTGTTGGATACGCCTGAATTGTTGGCGTATGTCCCTGCGGATCCGAATGCTTGGGGCGAGCAGGTTGTAGAGGTCGAGATAGATACCCAGCCCGGATAGCCAGCACCAGCGGAACTGTCAAAGAAGAATGTACTTCCTGAAATGTTCCCGACTGCGTTGCTGTTTGCGGTAACTGGCAGTGTCGCTGTGGGTAATGTGCCCATGGCTGATGTTGAACCGAATGTGAACTTGATACGGACTTCGACGTTCTTGCCAAGTTGACGATAGTAACTTGCGTGAGTTCCGTTGCCCACAGTCAAGTTGGTGTATGTCGGTGTGTAGGACTGCCACGCTATCAAGCCTTTTCCAACTGATGTATCGATTGCTTGACCAAGCGTTGCCATAGCAGTTGCGCCATTTGTCACTAGGTCTGTGCTTTGGGGAATTGCCCAAGCATTGTTAGTTGTTGTTGTTGCCATTACAGGTCACTCCATTTGGTTGTCGGGAACGCTGTGCCATAAGACGTCCATGTATACATTTTATTGATTTGTGCCCAGTTTTTGTGTGAATAGTAACTGGACGCATCAAGAGTGTTGAGAGTTATTGTCCAATGGTATTTGCTGATGTTCATCGTTTCGCCAATAATTACGCGGTCAACGTCGCCGCCGTAAACCAGTGGCACACCCGATGTTGTCCAAAGATAGTAAGGCCAAGTTTTCTCGCCATTGATGAGTGCTGAGCGCACCGCACCTGTCATGTTTTCATTGACCGCATCGACAGTGAGAGCTTTGACCATGCCTTTGGGATAGGCCCGGGCATCGAGCAGGATTGTTCCAAGAGTGTCTACATCGAGTGTGTTGGTCAGCAGTGTCGATTGTGAACCAGCCATCTCGCCATACAAATACACCGAATAATCATCTGCATAAACGATAGGTGTTGTGCCGCTCAGGTTAGCAATTTCTATTTTGTTTCTAATGTCGTTGAGTGATTTTGAGACGGCCAATGCTGGATCGATGACGTTCGCTGGCAAGGTATCACCAGTTGTGCCAGATGTAAGCCTGCCCCAGAAAATTATTGAGCCGCTGTCGTTTTCTTGAATAAACCCACGCGCCGATGCCACAATCGCGTTCAGATCAGACCATACATCACGTTGGCCTGCTGTGAGTTTCATGCTGGGCCAAGTGCCGCCAGTTGTGTATCCAAAGATTGTTGTGCTGTTGACATCCGAATAATTGCCCCAAATGATTGTGGGTTCGACCGCGTTCCAAGTCAGTGTTGGATTAACCTCTGACCATTGTGTTTGGCCTGCCTGTTCCATAATTAAATTGATGAGCGCATCGCCCGTTGTGGTGGTGTCTGAATTCAGATACCAAGTTGTGTTAAGCAGGTCATACGTTGCGCCCATGACAGTCAACGTCGCTGTGGTAATGTTGCCAAGCACTCCAAAGGCTTCTGTGGTGATTGTGATGTCAGTTAGTCTGCCCTTGTAGAATATTCCGACAGCTGCGTCATCGAGCCTGATAATGTCGTTTACTTCCGCGCCAAACGCAACATCAGACACCCCAATGAGTGTGATTGTTGCCACCGATGGTTGTGCCGTTGAGTCAATGTCTGAATAGCCCCGGGTGATACTAATTTGATGGTCGACCCAGTTTGTGTAGGCCACATTGTTGACGTACAGAGTTATTGCTGGTGTAAACGCGGTCATGTCAGTACAGGGTTGAGGTTAATTGCCCCACTGCGGCGTGCTGACTGTTGAAGTAGTCGCTCGATGCTTCGACGTGCAGACTCACCATCGACGATGCCGTTCATAATGATGGTTGTGCCACCCACACCACCATTAGGTGTAATGCGGCCACCACCTGAGCCGTTGGGTGTAAAGATTTCAGGGCCACGCTCGCCAACTAGCATTGGCTTGTTAGCAGGTACAACACCACCAAGTGCATATGGCTTGATGTGTAATGAATTGACAATGTCGCCCAAAAGGCCAAATGGACTATTGCCAGACTTTTCAGCTGCATTTGATAGTTTGCCCCAAGCCGAAGCCAACAGATTGATGGCTCGTGCAAAGTTGTGAACAGCGTTAGCCATAGCATTCACCCTGTCCTCAGCATTTGAGGAGTTCGAGCCAGTCACAGTGTCAAAGAATTTGCCAAACGAATTAGAGAGTTCTATAAGCGCATAACCCAAACCTTCACCTGGGCCGTTGCCAGCAGCTTCGCGAGTGGTGGCAGACATGGCACCAGCCAAAGATTTCTTGCCTGTACCAGCCAATACGTCAACGACGCCTTGAATGTACGGCAACAATCCGGTCAATTTTTCAATCAGGGCTGTGCCTACTTTTTCCTTAAATTCTTGGAAAGTTGTGTTAAGGATTGCCATTTTGCCAGCAAATGTATCGGCATAAGTGCTTGCTTGGCCGCCATACAGGTCTGCTACCTGCTGCAAGATACCTTGTGTATCTTTCATCTTTACAAGATTGTCATCAAGCGGAACACCTAAACGCTTCAATGCGCCATAGTTACCGTCATACGCTTTAGCAATAGCTCCCGTGACGGTTTCTAGGTCTTTGCCAGTACCGCGGGAAGCATCCATCGCGATGCTCAGCAACTCTTGTGATTTAGTCACATCTTTTGTTGAGTTTGTTAACCGGGCTAACGAGTTTCTAAGTGAGGTATCTGTAAAGCCTGTAGATCGTTGCTGCGTTGTAATCCATTTTTCCGCGCTAGCGATTTGGGCATCAGTGGCCTTAGTTGTATTTTTTAAGGACTGCGCAAGTTTGGCCTGGCCTGCTTCATCCTCTTGTGCTGATCTAACTAGATCCGAACCAATATTAATTAGGCCGTACATTGACGCAGCAACAGCGGCCATTGCAACGTGTACTTTGTTAAAACCTAAACCTACGCGCCCGGCGAATGTGTCGGATGCTTTCCTGGCCCCGTTTAAGCCTTTGCGGAAGTTGGCTGTATCAGCCAGCAAGTTAAGTTTGAGGGTACGAATGTCAGCCATTACCAGTTACCAAGCACTTTCATCACAGCTTCTTTCCATTTATGAGTAATCTCAGGCTGGAAACGTTTCAACGATGGGTAAATCCACCAGCCAGCATTACCTCGACCTGTGCGCGGTGAGCGAGCTGGGAATTGCTTAAAGTTGTTTGAGCCAAACTCTGAACCATAAACAACCTGCCCAGATACAGCACCACCCGAGAACCGTCCACGCCGACCGCCAACTTGGACATTGGGTGTGCGATCACGGACAGCTCGAACGGACTCGGCAACGCGTTGAGCCTGTAAAGGATTGTTTGCTGACCCTAAGCCATACGCCGCGTTTGCTAATTTGGGTGCATACCAAGAAGTAATGTCAGCAACATCGTTGCGCAGCTGTGCATTGGACTCTTTATCCATTTTGCTCAGCGCATACTTTAAGCCATTCATGGTGCGCTCATCGACAGCGATACGAACATCGTCACCCATGAGTATCACCTTTCGTTAGCAGCTCGATGGCTGTATTCACATCCCGTAACGTCCAGTGATGCAAGTCAGCCAGTGGGATGCCAGTCCTGACGGCGATTGCAATCAGATCTAGCTGGATGCTTCCGGGCTGATGGCTTTTGGGTCGTCATCAGCTACCACATCAAATGAGTCAAACTCTGTCTGAACCCATGCATCCCGTGTTTTCAGTTCTGTATGGCCCTGCAAACTTGATGCCAAATAAAGCACCATTGTCAGCACATCGAGTGACTGCTCCTGGATAAGTTCAATGGCTTTCTTGAACGTGTAACCGAGTTGCTTCTCGACACCTATCCAGATGAACGCATTGTCATCGTTCACTTCGTAGGTTGTGCCCTGTTTGGTTGTGACTGTGAAATTCATGCCCTGTTCTCTTTTCTATGCTCGGGTGAGTGCCTGCGAGGTATCGATTACCAGGCTGACTGTGGTTGTGAGGACATCGACTGCGCCGCCGCCCTGTGCCGGGTAGGCAGGGAATACTTTGCCGGTGATCGTTGAGTATGGCGAGCCACCAGCAACGAATGTGAAAGCCAGTGAAGTGTCGGGTGCTGTCTTGGCTGCATCCCACAGCTGAGCGCACAGGCCAGCTGCGACACCCCAGTCTGCATACATTTCGACATCAAGCGTGCCAGAGTAATCAATCGACTTAAATACTCGGCCCGTCAGGGTTTCTAAAACTTGCTGGTTGTTGTCAATGCTGAGCGTGACAGTTGACGTTTGGTCTGCATAGGTCTTGCCACCGATTGTCAGTGTCAGCGACCGTCCAGTTACAGCAGTTGTTGCCATAATGTTCTCCTTTAGGTGATGGTTGTTGCCACATCGATGGTGA